AAGGACGAACCAATGACGCGCAAAGAACTGACGGAAAAAGTATATGAGCTTGCAACTGAGCTATGTTGCGCCGTTGACTGTGAAGCCGAAGACATTGGCGGGCAGAGAAAATCACTGACAATCCTTCAAGACCTTGGCCCGGCCTGTGACGCAGTCGCCAATTGGGACAACGCAGAAGCCCACCAATCAACATAGTTAGGACCCACATAATGGACAATTCTAAAGTAGACCAAGGTACACTTTTTGGTACTTGGACAGACCCCGTGAGCCGCTTTATGTACCACGAGTTCTTGGACAGCTTGGTGCGTAACAACATCATCCAGTTTGAGGGTACGGTTGGAGACTTCGGTGGTGCAAACGGGTTGCTGAAAAAGTACATACCAGACCACCACGTAACCACCATCGACAAAGACCGCACAAAGCAACCCGACATCGTGGACGACATCCTGTACCACAACGGGGGCTACAACACCGCGTTCACACGGTACGTTATGCACTACCTCAATGATCAGCAGGTGATCCACTTCGTCAACCGTGTGAACGCGGACAAGCTGTTGATGATCGAGTTTACTAACGAGGACCTGCGCAGCAAGTACCTAAACAGTCGTAACGAGTTGAAGTTTTTTCGCACGCGGTCGCAACTGGAAGCGCTGCTAGGGGGTGGCGCCAAGCTGCTACACAGTGAGCAGTACACGGTCGACGAGGAGTTCTACCGCAACCGTTTGGGGTTGCACCATGCGACACCTCACGAGGAGACGGTTAACCTGTACGAAGTGAGCTTGTAATGGCGGAGGACCGCTTTGGGGTTAACCTGTACTTCTCAGGAGACGTTGACGAAGACGTGGAGCTGTACCTGCTAGCTGGTGACGTGCACCGGCTGCACAGTTACGCATATCCAAAATACGCGTTTAAGTATTTGGACCTTGCGGAGAGCTTGGGTAAGCGCGCCAAGATGATTATTGACTCCGGTGCGTTTACGTCTTGGTCCATTGGGAAACCCGTAGTGTTTGATGAGCTTATGGCTTACAACGACAAGCTGTTGAACCTGTACGGGGACCGCCACGAGTTCCACTTTATCAGCTTGGACGTCATTCCTGGAGAACGCGGTCGCCGCGCTACCAGCGACGAAATCCATGCAGCGGTAGACCAGTCTTACCAAAACTACCTAACCATGAACGCGCACTACCCCAACCACTACGTGCTTCCCGTGTACCACAGCGGGGAGGACGTGGGGTTGCGTGACGCGTACCTAAAGATAACGGACTACGTGTGCCTATCCATGGACCAAGGTATGGCCGAGAAGAACCGACTGGAGTGGGCCAAGCGGGCCTCCGCTGTTGCGGGTGCAAAGTTTCACGGTCTTGCTGCGACTGGTAACCGCATGGTCACGCAAGTACCGTGGTTCAGCGTGGACAGTTCGTCGTGGTTGACTGTTAGCAACATGGGCGGGCTGCTGTGGCCCAATAGCAAGGGGGGATTCAGGGTGCTGTCAGTATCCAAGGAAAGCCCCAGCAGACACGACGCAGGGGCGCACATAACCACGCTTGCCCCAGTGGAGCGCCAAGCGATTATAGACTATATCCAGCAGTGCGGGTTCGACTGGGAGTCGATGCGTGAGCACTACAAGGAACGCAGGAAGTGGAACGCATTTATGTGGATGAATACACCGTGGCGCACGCAGGTTGATCCTGCGACAGACCTGTGGTCCACAGCATGTTGAAGGCTTTAAAATTTGTGCAGGGTGCAGTTGCGAAGCGCGACTACGTTCCGGCTATGACGCACTTCGTTATCGAGGACGGTCACGTGCGATCTTTCAACGGTACAATGGGGTTGAGCAGTCCTATTGAAATCGACCTGCACTGCGCACCCAAAGCTGCGCCAATGGTGCAAGCGATCAACCACTGCGACGAGGTGGTTGCGCTGGGGCTTACCGCGTCCAACAGGTTGCGCGTACAAAGCGGACCTTTTAAAGCGTTTATAGACTGCGTGGAACTAGACACCGTTCCACACCAGCACCCAACGGGGGCGCAGGTAGATATCAAAGGGAAGGAACTGCTTGCTGCTATCGACGCGCTGCTTCCCTTTGTAGGTGACGACGCGTCCCGCCCGTGGACGAACGGCATCCTGCTGCGTGGGCAAAGCGCGTTCGCCACCAACAACGTGTGCCTCGTCGAATACTGGTTAGGTGTAGACCTACCCCACACAATCAATATTCCGATGGGTGCGGTTAAAGAACTTGCGCGCATTGGTGAACCACCATTGCACGCGCAGGTGGACGAAAACTCCATCACGTTCCACTACGCGTCTGGTGCGTGGGTGCGCACCCAACTGTACAGCACCGACTGGCCCGACGTGCACGCAATACTTGACCGCCCCAGTAACCCTGAACCAATACCCTCCACGCTGTTTGAGGGGTTGGTGTACGTCAAACCCTTTGTGGACCAACTGCAGCACGTGCACTTCATCGAGGGTTACCTGCGCACGCACGAGGACGACGAGCTTGGTGCCAGCTACAAGGTTGAAGGGTTGCACGACACTGGGCTGTTCCGGTTGGGTATGCTGGCCAAGCTGGAAGGTGTTGCAACCAAGATTGATTTTTCTAGCGAACCTGTAACCTTTTTCGGTGACAAGGTGCGCGGTGTAATATTGGGGTTGCGCAGATGAGGGCCGACGCTTTAGGGTTGTTTTGGGAAGACCTACCCAAAGTCAAAGGGAAGGGGTCACGCGGTCCCAAGGAGCGCGGGGTGATGCCCCCCATTCCAGTCACCGGCTGGACGTCCCCCACCGAGTTCCCGAACCTGTCTGGTGCAAAGGTTATCGGGCTGGACACGGAAACGTACGACCCCGAGCTGCTTACCGCAGGTCCAGGATGGGCTAGGGACAAGGGTCATATCATTGGTGCGTCTCTGTCCGTGGAGGACGGCACCAGTTGGTACTTCCCATTCCGCCACGGGTGGGAGGATGGTAAGCAGGTGCTACCCGAGCACGAAGCTGCAATGAACATGGACCCCGACAACGTGCTGCGCTACCTTCGGCACACACTGGGGGACCACCGCCCCAAGGTAGGGGCAAACCTCATTTATGACGTGGGGTGGTTGCTGTGGGAAGGGGTCAACGTGCAGGGTAAGCTGTACGACGTGCAGTTCGCTGAAGCACTGCTAAACAGCGAAGCGCCTAGCGTTGCACTGGACGACCTTGCAGAAGCTTACCTTGGGGTCGGTAAGGAATCCAGCATCATGTACGACTGGCTGTCGCGCTGGTGTGGTGGTGCAGCTAACGACCGCCAGCGGAAGCACCTGTATCTGACACCACCCAGCTTGGCCGGCCCCTATGCCGAAGCTGACGCAAGTCTACCCATTCGCATCCTTGAGCACCAATGGCCCCGCATGGAACAGCGTGGGGTGCTAGAGCTGTTTGACATCGAGTGCAGGTTGATTCCGTTGCTGGTGCGTATGCGCATGAAGGGTGCACCAGTAAACATCGATAAAGCTGAGCAGGTTTACGATCGCATGGGTGCAGAAATTGACACCATGGAACAGCGCCTGAAAGACATAGCGGGGCAACCCGTCAACCCTGCTGCTGCAGACAGTATCAAATCCGCGTTCACAAAGCTGGGTATTCCACACCCAACCAAGAAGCACAAAAAGACGGGCGAGACCGTTGTCAGCTTTGACGCTGCACGGTTGGAAAGCGTAAACCACCCGCTCACAGACGCCATCCTGGAAATACGCCGCACCACCAAAGTGCGGGACGTGTTTATCAAGTCTTACATTATGGACAAGCACGTCAACGGGCGTTTGCACTGTACGTTCAACCCGCTCAAGGGTGACGGGTACGGTGCACGGTCTGGTCGCTTTGCGTCCAGCGACCCCAACCTGCAGAACATTCCAGTGCGCAGCGAAATCGGTAAGCTGGTGCGCGAGATTTTCGAATCTCATATACGGTGGCGCTCGTACGATTACAGTTCTATTGAGTACCGTATGCTGGCGCACTTTGCGGTGGGTGAAGGTGCAGACAGGGTGCGCGCGATTTACGCACGCGACCCGACAGCTGACTACCACAAAATCGTCGGGGACATGATACGTGACCTGACAGGGTTGGACCTACCACGCGACAACGTCAAAACCATTAACTTCGGGATCATCTACGGTATGGCGCTCAACGCTTTGGCCACCGCTCTCAAGCTAGAGCGGGCGCGCGCTGAAAAGCTGCTGCACGACTACCACGCTGCTGCACCCTACGCCCGCGCAACGATGGACATGTGCTCTGCTGAAGTGCACAGCACGGGGCACGTCACCACGGTGCTGGGTCGTAAGTCTGACTTCAACGGGTGGACCCCTAAGAAGTTCCAGGAGGGGCGTCCAGTGCTTAACTATGAAGCTGCGTGCCGCAAGTGGGGACCGTTTAACATTGAGCGCAGTCACACCCACAAAGCGCTGAACCGCAAGCTGCAGGGTAGCGCCGCGGACGTAATGAAGCTTGCTATGGTTACCGCGTACGAAGGGGGTTTATTTGCAGACGACGCTTGCGGGATGCCAATCCTAACCGTGCACGACGAACTGGACTTTGATGACGTGGGCGATGAGCACAACCCAGCATGGATTGAGCTGAAGCACACAATGGAAAATTGCATGGGTAACAGGTTGCGCGTTCCCTTGCTAGTTGATGCAGGTGTTGCAAAGACGTGGGGTGGTGCGCACTAAAGAAAGTTCTTTACAGTTGAAGCTGAATAGTTCATACGTGGTGCAACGCAATTAAGGAAGCACAAAATGACGACTGAAGCAATTTTTGACGCAGAAGCCAAATTTGAAGCAGCAGTTGCGAAAGCTCCAGCAAACATTCGTGACCAAGTTTACGCGTTCGCTTGGGGGAATAGCTTCGCAGTTGAGGTCTACAACGAATACAAAAGCGACGTAGAGCGTTGGGAAGTCGCAACCACCACCGCGGAAATGATGATCGACTGCCCAGAATGCTACGGTATTGTAGCAGAATAACCCGCCCCACAAATAAGGAAGCACATAATGACAAACCAATTTGAAAATGACCCGTATGGCTTTGGTGACTTGGAGGACGACATTAGCAGCGTTTCAACAAAAGCACCCAGCGAGTTCGCAACCCGCACCTTTACCTGCGAAAGCTGCAACGGTACGGGCCGCTGGGCTGGGGGGACAAACAGCCACGGGAACAGCAAGTGCAACACATGCCACGGTACAGGTACAATGGCCACCAGCGCCGCGCACCGTGGCGCACAGCGTCGCAAAGCAGCACAGCGCAAAGCTACCACCCAAGCAGCAGCACAGGCGGACAACGTCGCAGCGCTGGGTGGGGAAGCACGCATGGACGCGCTGCGCGACGCTGCAGGGTGGAGTGACTTTGCTGGTAGCTTGTACGAAGCGCACCGCACAGGTCGCACGCTTAGCACCAAGCAGGTTACCGCCGCGTGCAGCATGTTGGACAAGCTAGCTGCGAAAGCTGCTGCGAAGGTAGCTGCTGCAGAAGCTAAGGTTGCTGCCGCACCTAGCGTTGACCTGCAACCCATTATCGACATGTTCACCAAGGCCACCGCTAGCGGTTACAAGCGCCCAACCTACCGCGCAGACGGGTTGCGCATTAAACCAGGAAAGAACGGTGCACTGTACGTTATGACCGAGAACCGCATGGAGTTCGGTGCATACGGTGAGCAGCCTGCGTATGAAGGTAAAATCGAGGGTGGGAAGTTTCTTGCAGTGCGCGCTGCTGCAGACGACACAGCGGACAAGCTGGTAGCGATCGCGAAGGACCCACTTGGTGCTGCGCTGCGCTACGGTCGCCGCACTGGTCGCTGCTCCTGCTGCGGTCGCGAGCTTACCAAGCACAGCAGCATCGACGCAGGTATTGGACCAATCTGCGCAGAGAAGTGGGGGTTGTGATGGCAGACGGTTTTGAAGCTTTACCCTGCCCCTTCTGCGGGGTGGAGCTGCAATCAAAGCGCGACCGCCTTGGGTACGCGTACACCCACCAACACCCATTCGCAGGGGAGTGCTTGCTTCGCGGGTTTACCCTTGGGGGTGACAAGACAGCGCAGTGGAACGACGCGCACCGCTTGGGTATGGACATCGTAGACGGTGGCCCAGTGTTTAACCTGCACGGTGAAGGTCGACCTGTAACCGCTGCAATGATTAACGAAACTATTTTGTTTTACAAAGGAGAACCAAAATGAGTGTTGCCATTGCTTTTTTATTAGGTGTTGTTGTCACACTGTTTTGCGTGCTTATCAGCGCGCACGCTTTCTTACTGTACCTACGTACAGAAGTCGAAAAGGTGTTAGAAAAACACACGCAAGTTCACAATATGCTGCGCAAGGCGCAAGTCGATTTTGAAGCATCCTTGCAATTGAAACATGAAGCTTCTATGTTGTGGTCACAGATAGTAAACAAAACTGGAGAACCCAAATGAAAGAGCTTGTAATCTTAACCGCCTTTGTTGCTGCGCTAGGTCTAATTGTAGTCAACGGTGTTGAAGAACCTGTGCGTGCACTGGTGGACGGTATTAACAGCACTTTGCACGTCGACGTGGACAAGTACCAACCGCTTGGTGCAAAGTTCGTTGTTGTCGACCAATAAAAAACCCCGCACCGCATAAGCGGGCGGGGTGAAGTTTAGCTGCACCGAGCAGGAACTAGGGTGCAGCTTCGGCAACCGCTGGGGTAACGCATTCGCGGTCCCAAGCGGTATTAGTTTTGAAGTCCCGTCGCAGGTTAGTGGGCCACCGTGTAGAGCGCACGTCTAGCTCCTCCTGCGTGAACCTACGCGGTTCCTCTATGTCGCAGAACAGCGCTTCCTCAATCACCACTGGTGGGGGTGGGGAGCAACCAATGGTCAGGAACAGTAGTAAGCTGATCAGTGGTGAGGTTGTCAATCGCGTCATCATCTTTTACATCCTCCAGAATGTTTTGTAGTCGTGCCCCACAGGTAACCAGCTCGCCTCTAAGCGCGTTGAGCTCGTTTCCTAGGGTAAGGGCGCGCTGCTGCTGTACATAGCCCCACCCGCCGCTCGTTACCGCCACAGCCACGGCACCAGCGAGCAGGTACTCGGTGACCCCAAACATTATTGCGCCCTCACGCGTGCACCAACCATAGCCACAAAGGTCAGCACAGACACGGGAACCATCACCCAGCTAGGAGCAAGTGCAATTAACTCCTCCCGCATGGATTCAGGCAGTTCGCTCCACGTGTACATCGCAGCGGACACAACTCCAGCCATGTGCACACTGTTCCATTTCCAGAACTCACCAGCATCTTCTACGAGTTTCATTATTTCTTCCTCCTGAATATGCTCCGCAACGCTGCAAAGAACGCAGAGTAATCTGGAGCGGGTTTTGCAGGAACCACGGGGGCGCTGCGGGACTGGTAGCTTTCCCACCAGTTGGGTACGTTGAAACAGGGGCAAGCCTTGTTAGCAACTTGGTTGTGCCCTAGCAGACCAATCTGGTTAGAAAGTAGCTTGCGAGCATCGTTAGCGTTGCGCACTGCAACCAACTTGCGACCGGACAGCGCTTCTATTTCGCGCAGCTCTTTGACAAGTGCGACTTCTTGCTTCGGTGTGTAGTGGTCTGTAAACTGGTCGTCTGCGTTACCGTTCTTACCACCAGCTAGTGCAAGGTGAATACCATCTTTATTCCAGCCTCGTGCACCTGCACCAGTTTCTTCCCAGACGTCACCGTCTTCGTCAAGGTCACGACCGTTACCAACTGCACCTGTGGGACCTATCATCTTGGCGTAGGCCACCGCTGACCAACCATTGTCCACGACGTGCCAGCGGGTCACCTCTTTTACAATGGCAGAAATGGATTTACCCTTGGCCCAACTTGGTGGGGTGTCCAATGCGTGCAGCATGACAAACTTCTTATGTTTAGGAATTCCCATATTTTCGTCCTTTCATGTAGGCAATTACATTTACGGGGTTAGCGCTATTCCGTCGTTACAATAATTTTAAACCAAGGTGAATAGCGAGGAATTGGTTCCCGAGACCATTCGCAGGTTGGATAAATATTAGTAAATCGATATTCGTGCACACCGGCAGGAATGATGTCTTCAAGGACTAACGGGACGATGAAGTTGCGACCCGTTCTTGTTGCATCCCCTGCTTCAAAATTGTCGCCAAAAAGTAAATCAAACACTTGACCAGTGTCCTCTAGCCTTATGTCGACACTAGCGACGGGTACTCCACAAGACTCACCATATGCGGTTCGTGCTATGTTGTGCAGCACACGGCAGGTGCTTTTAGGTGTGCACTCACCAAGCTGACGGTTGAAGTTCCAAACCGCCACTTTAGGGGGTTGGATGTTGTCTTCTATGAAATCGAGCCGTGCACTTTGGGCTTCGAAACCTTCGTCCATTTTATCGGACAGTGCGTTACTGCCTGACAGCTCACGAAGTGCAGAAGTCATCCCTGGCCCTAAGAACTGCACCCACAGAGCCGCAAAGATACCTATCAACCAAACTGCGTTTCTGATGGGTTTAGTTACTGTATCAAGTTGTTCCGACTTACGTTTAAAGTTTTGTTTCTGTTCTTGGGCTGTCATTTAAGTAGTCCTAGTGTGTAAGGTAAGCTCTTTGCAACCTACTGGTTAGTGCAGCCCGCTGCAATGTGTTAAAAATTTACCCTATACGCCAGTCGGTCCCGTCGAAGTAAACCGGAACACCGTTTGCTCCACCCGCCGCGACTACGGACGCGAAGGTGGTGGCGTTAGCATCGGTCACGAAGGCCCGTGCACCAGTGATCGGTGCAGGGGACGTGGGAAGCGCTGCAACCGTGGTGGCCGTGGTTGCGACGTAGTCACCGGAGATGTCGATGTTGCCGCTTGCGTCTTCGACCAGCACAATACGGTCCACTGTGCCGTCGTACATCAGCAGGGGTGTTGTAGTCAGCAGATCAGTGTCGTGCCATAGCGTACCTTGTACGGCGTAGGTCGGGCGGGTTGTACCCGAATGCGAAGACAGGAGTGCGTCCACCGAGTCGTCGGCGCGGATGGCGAAGGCCTCCGGTGTGACTGTTGGTTCTGCGCTTTCTAGGGGGATACCCCATGTTGCTGGTTGTGACATTTGTTAATCCTTTCTTAGATTTGTTATGGTCCAACGTTCAAATAGAGGTGAATCCCCAGTTAAGGTTTCCGTTGAAAACATTTACAACGGCAACCCGAAGCCGAAGCTTATCGCCAGAAGCCACGGTAATAAAACCAGTCGCAGAAATGCCGCGTTGCAAATCGTTAGTGCCGTCCATGCTTGCGGCCCCGACGGCAACCCATGTGCCTACACCACCGGCATCGTGCTCAATTTGCAAAACAGCATCGAAACTGCCGGCACGTTGAGTTGTCGAGGTAACAAGAACTGCACCCGCTGCTGTGAATGTGATTTCACCCGTACCCGCGTTTAGTGTGGCCCCACGCAAATCCCCCGTTCCACTATCCCATCCCGTAGATGCGGCGAAGGACTCGCGTACCCAACTGTTATTAGCACCCTGTGCCGATTCGCTCATAACAAGCTGGCCGAATATAGCGGCAGGACCACCCCCGACTATACCGACCTGCGTAACGTGACCGGAGAAGAAGGTTGGTTCGCCTGCGGAAACCGTGCCTGCACTCAAGGCGAAAGCGGCCCTGTAATAATCCCCAGTTACCAGAAGTTGCGGCCCCGACGCCAGCGACAAACCGCCCTGACCGTTCACGCCACCGAGCGCGATGTTGTCGTATGAAGACCCGCTATCCGTTGATTTCTGCAAATAGTGCGCCCCTGCTTCTGACGCCTCCGTTGCCACACCCATAGCGAAAACCATGTATTTACCATTCAGTGACGCGGGAACGATAAATTCGTTTCCAGTCAACCCGCTTTCTGTGTCGAAGGCCACTGTTCCAACGGTCAACTCCGTTTCCGCAAATGCAGTGTAGCTTTGAGTCGCCGCTGCATAGCCCCGAAAACCAAGGAAGGTGCTCGGCCCTGTTTGAAACGCCTCCACTGCCGCATCTACTTCTTCGCCTGTATATGTTGAATTATATGCCATTTGTAGGCCCTCCGTTTGTGTGTAAAGTTATCACGGAACAAGTCCCTCCGCATACGCATTGACCGCGTCCACCTGCGACCAATCTGTGAACAAGTAAATCCCCAAGATTTCAGCTTCGGCGTGAAGTGTTGGTGTCGCTGTACGGTAGAAACCAGGATACAAGTCGAACACCGAGGTCGAGCTGATATCTTTGAACGCAACCGACTTCGTTACAGTATCCCCGAGCGTTGCTGTCCACAGTGCACCGCGAGTCGTTGCAAGCGGGTCAATGGACGCCTCCTTGATTCTAAATTCAGCACAAGTTGTCGCACCGTTGTTAACAGTAGTTGTCCCGCTTCCACTTTGCGCAACACCGATGTAGTCCCCGCTTGACGTCGTACCAAGCAAGGTCGCAATCGTGTCAGCTGTCCCGTTCTTTTTGTAAACGACAGCCATGTGAACACCAGTCGATAGGCCGCTAGCAAGCCAATCCGCGTTGACACGGACGTGGTTCGCGTTACCCGTAGCTTCGGTCATCATGTAACCACCGTTCGGCCCCTCCGCTGGCGCTCCGACAAGCTGCAGGTCGTCTTCTGGACCCCAAGCGGGTTTCAGCCCAGTTAGCACACTGCCCGCGAACGTCATATCTTCTGGGCGCAGTGCAAAGACAACCGATGAAGGCAAGCCAACTGGCCGCGCGTTACCAAGCAGACCCTCACCCCATTGCAAAACGGTTTCACGTTCGTCGGCTGTTATGATGCGGTTCACGACACCGAAGCCATGGATTTTCAGGTTTCCCGCAAACGTGTTGTCATACAACGCACCAAGACGGAAAGCCGTGGTTACTACGGTCCCCACTGTACCTTCCTCTTGCAAGATACCGTTTGCCCATATTCGTGACGATGCGCCGTTGAACTCCATTACAAGAACCCGTTTACCAGCACCTTCAAGTATGTTGGTGTTGTAGCTTGACGCACCACCAACCATTTGCCAGCTTCCGCCCGAACCGTTACTTAATTGCCAGCGTGTACCCGCATCCGCGCCAGTCATAATAATATGCGTAGTTATGTCAGTGTCATCCAAGACCATCACAACAGTTGAAGGCTGCGACATAGGTGATGCAGGGGTAAAGTCAAAGTAGTCGCCTGACCCATCGCAATCGCCGCTTTCAAGCCCGTCCGCATCGATAGATAGGTTTGTGTCTGTTCCTGTGAATGTGTGGCCGTTGACGATACCTGTCACTGTGGTCATTGCGTCGCCGTCCAACGTCGCGTTGGAATTGGCCGCGTCGAACTCCCATAGGTCGCCGTTTGTGTCAGCTGCCCAAATCAGCTCAATGGCTGGTGTAAGTGGTGCACCACCCCCGCCCCCGACTTCATAGGATTCAAACCCACCAGCGCCATCGTTGACGTTATAGGCTTCAAACCCACCCGCGCCATCGTTGACGTTATATCCATCACCACCCACAACCACGTCTGCCGCAGTAGTGATCGAGCGCTGCTCGGAAAAAACCGAGTCCGCCCCTTCTATTGTTTCGACGATATAGTAATAAGTGGTTTCAAACGCGGTGGCCGTTTCATCGAGATAAGAAACGTCCGTGGCCCCTAGCGTCGCCAAAGCCGCTGGTAGGGAAGTCCGGTCAAGCGGTGAAGTGTCGCGGTAAACTTTCTGCGAGTCTGCTGTACCTCGAAGGCCCCATCTCAGTTGGATTGACATTTACACTTCCTCCAGTGTTAGACCAAAGACTGGTAGCAGCGGACGTACTGAAACCAATGGTGTGATCCAGTTTTCGTATGTCCCCAGCGCGTCAGTGCGCGAGGTCTTAACACCAACCCGAACCAGCGCCGTGCTGTTTAGCTCATTATTGAACATAAGCGGAGGATCAAACATCCCTACGCGGTCAAACAGCCCGAGATTGGTAACGTCTACATTCACTGTTCCGGTGAGCAACTGACTGACGTTAACCAAAGTTTCGGTGATGACCGTTTCGTCCACGAAGAACCACCTGCGACCGAATAACGGAACCGCCTCGAAAAACGCTGCATGGCGATATAAGTCTTGCCGTACAGTTTCGTAAAACACAGCAGTTTCTGGACCGATCGAGTCTGCAGTAAAGTCGTCCACAGCAGGGGTCGTTTGAAACGTGCGGTCGCGGTGCTTCCAAGTGAGCGTGACGTCGCCCGTAACGATCCCCGAAGAGACGTAGGAAGCGTCCACCTTGAGGTCACCCACGTTATAGGGTCGGATGGCTCGGCTTCCGAATACGACGGTGTCTTCTTCAGCTTCTGAAAGTGGGATCTCATCTTCACCAGTGGCGGACAGCATACGCACCAGCACAGTCTGACCTGCAATGTAGTCCGTGGCCAACGCATCAACCACAGAGTTAAGCACGAAGGCGTCTCCTGGGGCATGGTCCTGCACTGGTCCGTCGAGGCACCCACGACCAACCGTTACAAGGAACGTGCCGTCCCCTTGGTCCGCCAGATCATCTATACGGATGATTTCAGTACCCAGCCGCGCAAGGTCGCCTTCGTTGATTTCGTCCAGCGTCTCGTTTTCAGTCACTAAGAACGTCGTTACCGAAGCGTCAGCAGCCAAGCCGTTCACCAGAACACCGTAAGGTTCAAAGTCTACCAGCCCTTCGTCCAGCCAGATGTCAGAACCCGTGCTTGTAGCCAAGGTGGCCTCGAGCTGGTTGCCGTCAGCTTTGGCGCCTGTTGCAAGCAGTCGACCGAGATCCGGTTCCAGTGCCAGCTCATCGTCTATAGCCGCCTGACCTTGCGCAAACACGCCTTG